TTTATGGGGGTGGTGCGACAAATTACACTAAAAATTCCCCCGCACACTTCTTGACAAATTTAACATAATATGTTATGCGTGCGGTGTGCCAAAATTTGTCGTAAATATTTTTGTATATTTTTCAAAAAGTTGTTTACAAATCCTGGTAAGTTGCTATAATAGTATTAGAAGCAGTTCAGAGGACAATCACAAAACACAAAGAAAATAAAATAATAAAAAGTGTCATCATCTAACTACTTCAAGCATATATTATAATGTAAAGAGGATTTGAAAGGTTGCCTCAAGAATTAACCTAGTATTGGAACGATTAATCTCAAACAAGGTCTTAGCCTTTCACCTTAAGAATTGCAAAGGCATTTACATTCTTATTCAAAGGAGAGGATTTTATGAAACAATTAGTATTCCGTTATGACTTATTAACTCAAGATGTTCGTATTCAAGGTTATCCAGGAGGTATTCCCGACTGTTTCAAAACCTTTAAAATCATTGATGGTAGAAATGTATTTATTGACAAAGAAGATGGTTTATTAGTGTGTTATGGTTTAAAAGAGGGTTGTAATTATCCAACTAAATACTATGTCTTACGTTCATGGTGTGAGGAGGTGGAGTTATGATGTATAACATCAATCATATTAGTCTTTAAAAGTTTAAGAGGTGATACTGATGTTAGAAAGAATGAAATTAGAATATTCTAATGGGCTTAATAACGACTTAGAAATAAGATTTACAGATGAAAATGTTAGTTTTGTGATTGAAGGGAAGTCAGTCACAATAGATAGCGCTGAGTTTCAAGATTTAATGAGTTTAGCAACATTGTTTTATGGTTTAAGTCATTAAAAAACTAATTTTAAGAGGTGGAAGAAATGTTTAAGTGTTTAAATTGCGATGATGTTACTTTTGTAAAAAGAGCATTATCATATTATGCACAAGTTTATTTTGAAAGCGGAGTTTTTGTTGATGAGAATGGTTGCGTTGGTATTAAAGAAAATCATCACGCGGTAGTTAAACGTTGTGATGAAATAATAGATAAATTAAACAATGATTATGAAGAAGCCCCCCGTTATGTCTTTTGATGATTTAACAAAACATAGCAATTAAAAATATAGTTTTAAGGAGTGAGGTTATGGCGATAAAACAAGCGATTATAATGGAGCATGATGAATTTGAAAGACTTCGTGATGCTTTAGACTTTATTAAGAAAACTAGTAAATACGGAATAGAGAAAAATTCCGAGAGAGATTATGTTGAAGTGCTAAAGGCATTAACGGATATAAACTCTGTAGCTAATCATGTTGACGGAATTTTGTTTCATTAAAATTGATGTTTAAAAAGGTACAGGTTTAATCGCCTGCACCAATAAGGAGGAAACGGAATGTGGAAGTTAATTTTAAAATATTTGGAATGGTGGAAATACAACTTATTTATTAATGAAATTAATTTCGGTTACGATAGTCACGAGGAAGAAATGCAAGAAATACAATCAGAAATTAGAAGGATGCGAAAAGAACTCGGTTTAAAAGATAGTAAATGGTTTTAAAATTGATGTTTGAAAAGGTGCAGGTTGCCAGTAAGGAGGAAGTTATGAAGTGGGTCAGTGGGAAAGTTGGCTTTGTTGTAACTACAATAGCCATAGATGGGAGTCGATATCTCGTGGCAGAAGATAGATTAACTAATAAATTTAGATTGGTTAATCTATCTTACGGAACAGTTTGTAAAGAAGAATTCGATAGCTTTAATGATGTATTAGATGTTTTAGAATTGAACGAACATCTAATACAGAGAACAAAGTTTTAGCAAGATTGATATATCATAAAATACAAATTTGAAAGGGGTATTATTCATGAGTAAAATAATCTTCAAAGCTAGTAAATATTTATCAGACAGTGAAGAAAACGCAGAGATGTATTTAACTGACATCGATACACGTTCATGGGTAGACTATTGTGATGGAAAGGAAGTTCGAATGGTTACTTTCATGGTTGGTAAAATTCCATCAGGAAAAGGATATAATATCTTCGTTCATATTGATTGGTGTGAGGTGTTAGATGATGTTGAGATTTAGTAAAGAAGCTTATTATGGGATTACTCACGTTCCTACTAAAACGTGTGAACCGTGGGTACTCGCTTATGACAAACATGAGGTCATTCAAAATGAATCAGGCGGGTACGAGGTTGTACCCCATCCCGACGAGGTTGGAAAAGGGTATTTTCAAGAGAAAGCTTATATTCATAGAAATTGGGTGATTGATGATGAACAATAGATATAAAGCCGACCATTACCATCAAAACAAAATCGAGCCTTTTCAAGTCATTGACGACTGGGGACTGGACTTCTACTTAGGAAACGTTATTAAATACATTTGTCGGGCTAAATACAAAGGCTCAGAACTTGATGATATTAAAAAAGCAATTTGTTATTTAGAATATTATGAAAGAAAATTAATTGAGGAGGAATAAAATATGTGGGATAAATTAGGCGTGTTAAATAACTCTTATCAAGAATTATCAGATTGCTTAATGGACTTATTAAAATATGAAATGGTTGGGATTGTTATTGACGATTGTACCATTGGTTTAATTAATAAAATGCTTGAGAATACACAATTTATGATTGACCACCTAGATGACTTTGAATGGTCAGACGTGATGAAAGTTCGCCAATCTAATTACACAGCCATTCGATTAATTAATACCTTATTAATTAACCAATATGATAAAATTTTTAGTCATAAACAATAACACCTTGAATATAATGATAATAGGTAAAGCAAAAGAGTGTCAATTAAATTAAGTTTAAAGGAGCGAGAATTATGAAATTAGTTGGAATTTGTAAAGTATTTAAATTAGAGGAAGTATCACCAAAATGTGCAAAAGGTCAAATCTATTTCTCTACTAAACGTGGTGAAGACGAAAATGGAAATGCACAATTTGAAACCTCATTTATCAATGCTAGAATTGTAGGAAAAGCAAAACAACAATTAGACGAATTAGCAGATTGCATGGATATTGAAAAGTTAAAAATTGATATTACCGAGTCATCATTCAAATCAGTGTCTTATCAAGATAAACAAAAACAATGGAAAACATACACAGAAGTTGTTATCTTTGATTTTGAGATTCCAAAAGAAGTAAAAGAAGAGCCAAAACAAACTAAAAAATCTTACCGTAAATAATCAAAAGGAGGTTCTAACCTCCTTTTATTTTACATATAATGTCTTGAGGTGATTAATATGAATAGTAAACGATTAGATATTTTAAGATGTCTTCCAACTGAGTTATTGTTAGAGATGTTAGATAATATTGGTGATTTATCAGAACAGGCACAAAAAGAAGCGTTAGAAGAAATAGTTTATATTCTTTTTGAAAGAGAGGTGAAAGCGAATGAAAACTAAACGCGGTAAAATGGGATTCAACCCTGAAAATCCAAATAAATTAGAACAAGAGATTGAAGATATTGCAAAAGGAAAACCAACAAAAGAGCAGATTGCTGAGTATCACCGTCTAAGAAAAAACGTGATGGCAAAAGCTAGACGTCTAAAAACAGGTAAAAACCGTGACTCATGGATAGCTCTAGGTGGGTTAGAACTGGAACAAGCAAAGAAAGAGGGTAGACCGGTTAACACGAATCTTGTCCATCCCTATATTAATGCAAAAGAACAACTCCTACCAACTCCCTCAAAATTCGCAAATGCAAAAGATTTAGATAGAACTATTAAGAGAATGAAAGAATTTACGAAACGAGGCGGAGAGTTAGCAGAGATTGATAAGGTTAAAACAAGAATTATCAATTCTTTAATTACCGTTGGCTACAACACACCTGACCTGGATGATGTGATTCGATACATTGAAGAAATGCCACTTTCAACGTTTGGTCAATTATTTTCTATCCAGGAGGCTTACGAAACCATTAGTGATATTTACCTTGAGGAAGATGATTTAGACTATCTTGAACGTTTTAAATCCTATTCAGGATATTATGCACAGACCGGTGAGGAAACAGAGAAACAATGGTCCAAACGATTTAAACAACGCTATGGTAGGGATGTGAGATTATGAAAAACCCTAATTATAAAGGTACTAAATTCCCTCGGTTCATGGCTGACTTTGAAACCTTAACAGGGAAAGATGTGGTGGATGAAACCTATGTGTGGGCTTCAGGGGTTTGTAGCATTGACAATCCTTACAACGAAGATTATCTAAAAATATGGAACAGTGATGAACCCCTCTATGAGTTTCTTTCCCAGTTCCCTCTCTGCGAATGTTATTTTCATAATTTAAAGTTTGACGGGCAATTTATTTTATCTTATCTAGAAAATCATGGGTTTATCTATGACGAGGATTTAGACCGTGAAAAGTCCTATTCAACCCTTATCACTGGTGATGGTCAATGGTATATGATTAGAGTGCGTTGGATGGATAGACAGCAAGAAAGAACAAGAGTTATTAGAAAAAAATTAAAAGACGGAACAATAAAGGAATATCAAGGAAAAGATACGAAAAAACGCAAACATTCTAATAAATGTATTACTGAGTTTAGAGATTCTTTGAAGAAAATTCCCTTACCATTAAAGGATATTCCCAAAGCCTATGGGATCCCCATGAACAAGCTATCGATTGACTACACTAAATATAGACCACGAAACGGTGAATTAACAGACGATGAAATTGCTTATCTGAAAGCCGATTTACAGATCCCGGCTCTTGCCTTACAAAACGACATTATCAAAGAGAACAGGAATAAATTAACAGCTTCGGCAGACGCCCTAGACGATTTTAAAAGTCGGAACCCACTCTACTTGAGAAAGATAAAATATAACGGGCATAAAATATCTAACCTTAAAATGAGAGAAGAATGTTTTAGACGTTTATTTCCGTGTCTTGATGAAATGAAAACACCATTAAACGAAACCTATGATGAGTTTTGTCGTAAATCTTATAAAGGTGGATGGACATACTACAAGTATGATAATCCTCTAACCATCGGTGACGGGTTAGTCTTTGACGTGAATAGCTTATATCCCTCTGTGATGTATGAATGTCCGCTTCCCTATGGAAAACCCCAATATTATCAGGGTAATTATGAAAATTTAGACGAAACGTTTAAAAAAGACTACCCACTCTATATTTGTCATATTAAGTGTCATTTTGAGGTTAGAAAAGACCATTTACCCTGCATCCAAATTAAAGGGAATTTCCGATTCGGTGAAACAGAGTATCTAAAAGCAAGTGGTTCTGACGAACCTGTTGATTTATATTTGACCTCTGTTGACTTAAAACTCTATCAAGACCAATATGATTTGGAAGTTATAGAATTTATCGACGGAATTGCTTTTCAAGGTAAAATAGGAATGTTCAAAGATTATATTGACTACTGGTCACAGATTAAAATTGAAGCAACAAAAACAGGTAATAAAGGGTTACGGTCCCTATCTAAACGTATGCTAAACAGTCTATATGGAAAGTTTGGGACTAATCCTGAATCTAAAGTTAAACATCCTTATCTAGACGATGATGGGATTGTTTCATTCTTTGAGGAAGTCGGTGACCCTCGTGAATCTATTTATACTCCCGTCGCTTCCTTTACCACCGCGTGGGCAAGAAATAAAACCATCCGTTCGGCACAATGTAATTATGACCGCTTCTATTATGCCGACACCGATAGCATTCATCTCTCAGGATTAGAAGCCCCATTAGAAAATGAGTTGTTTCACATCCATGAATCTGATTTAGGGAAATGGAAATGTGAGATGGTCTTTCATCAAGCCAAATATGTTCGTGCAAAAACCTATTTAGAGTCTCCCTACTTGAAAAACGGGAAAGTGGTGGAAAACCCATCTGATCTAGACGAATCCTGTATCAAATCCTCAGAGCCTGAGGTTAAATGTGCCGGAATGCCCGAGAATTGCAAAGCCCTTGTCACCTATGAGAACTTTGAATATGGGGCAGAGTTTGACGGGAAACTCATGCCAAAACGGATTAAAGGTGGCGTGGTCTTAAGAGAAACAACTTACCAAATAAAACAAGGAAAAATATTTTAATTTTTCTTTCACATTTTTTTACAAATTGTATATTTATAAAGTGTAGTCATATTGTGAAATAGATTAGAGGGAAACGTTGGGGGTCAACAGGCGGGAGCCTGGCCAACGTTCGTGGGATTGACAATCTACTCGACATCATCACACTCATGGCTATCTAACATTTAGGATGGCTTAAATGTCATCCTTTTATTCTAATATTTAATTGAAATGAGGTGATTAATGATGGACTTAGAACAAGCAATGGAAAAGATACTCGAACTTTCAGATAAGAACAAAGAATTGGAAGACCAAATTCAAAGTTATGAAATTAAAAGACAAGACTATGAGAGTAAACTTGAATTAAATGCGAGTGAAATTAGTCGCCTGAAAGAGTTAAATATGAAATACTTTACACGTTTGACGATAGAGAAAGAAGAGGCGCACGTCGTAGAAAGCGAACCTATCCAGGAAGTAGAAGAATCTCTATCATATGACGACCTATTAAAAGATTGGAGATGAAATCAGTGAAAACAAATGCGGAAATCTTAAATACAATCCGTGCTAATGCCTCATCAGAATATCAAGAGAGAGTCCCTGAGGCATTAGGCGTTGGTGGGAATGTATCAAACGTCTTCTCACAATACCCAACGATGAAAAATGAATTCTTAACAGCTTTAACAAACAAAATCGCTCGAACTTTATTCTACTCAAAAGTGTTTGACAACCCTTTAAAAGCGTTACACAAAGGAATGTTACCTTATGGTTATTCATTAGAACAAATCTTTGTGAACATGGCTGAAAGTAAAGGTTTTTGGGAACACTGGGATGTTTCAGGGGATGCGGTCAAAGACTTAGTAGGTATGAAAAAACCTGACATCAAACTTTTATACATTGAACGTAACTTCGCTTACAAATACAAAACAACAATTAGTGACCAACAATTAAGAACAGCGTTCCATGACCAAAACGGGTTATCACGTTTAGTGGAACAAGTGGTGTCATCTGTTTATTCAAAAGCGTATTTTGACGAGTTTAATGACATGAAACGTATCTTAAACGCACACGCTCAAGCACAATATTTAGGATATGACTCAACGACTGGTAAACCAACTGAGAAAGCATTATCTAACACTGTTTTACCTGGAGGTAAAAACGCCGCTATTATGGTGTTAGGTGAATATGCCACTCAAGAGGCAAAAGGAAAAGCCTTATCAAAAGCTATCCGTACAGTTGCCGGAAAAATGGCTTTCCCATCTGTTGCATTTAACAGTGCCGGAGTTCAACAATGGTCAGAACGTCAACAATTAATCTATATCACAACTCCTGAAGAACAAGCAGAATTAGACGTAGAAGTATTAGCAAACGCATTTCATATGGATAAAGCAGATGTTAATGTACGTGTCATTGTTGTGGATGAATTACCATCTTTATTCAATATCGAAACAGCAAAAGCAACTAAAGAAGCAGAATACGGAACAGTTTTATCTTGTGCCTTAAGCGAAGCTCGTGATGACCGTGCTTGTAAATGTCGCGGAATCTTAATGGATGCCGATTTCATTCAAGCGTATGATACGTTAATCGATTCACGTACATTCGATAATGGTGAGGGATTATACACTAACTATTTCTTCCACAAACAAGGAATCATGAGCACATGCTACTTTGGACAAATCGTTTACTTAGTCGATTCAGTTCCAGCAAAAGATGAATAAAATAAAATAAAAATCTAGGCGAGGTATAGGGTTGGAGGTGGCTCTATACCTTTCGTCATATTTGGAGGTGAACGCCTTGACAACTGTCTATTTATGTCAAATCCCATCATTCTCAAGTGATTATAAGAATGTGGGACACTTTACGACACGCATCAATCAGATTAGTTATATGAATGAACGCTGTATCTTAAGCTTGACAACAAACGCCAAAATAGATAACTTTACTGATTCCATTACCCTTAACTATACTATGAATACCAACATGAGAAAATGCGACTATCTGTATGGTCAGGGAAGTGATGGGAAATATTTCTTTTACTTTATTACCAACATGGAACAACTCACAACGAGCACCGTTAAAATCTATCTACAATTAGATGTTTGGCAAACGTATCATCTAGATCTTAAATTACTCCCATCTTTTGTTGAAAGATGCCACGTGAAACGTTGGGCAAGTACAAATATACCAACCAAAGAGATTGTCGCCGAACCGTTTGGGAACTATGAATCAACCGTCATTAAAGAGGAAAATGTTCCAAATACCAAAGGAACCTATATCATCACGTCAACCACTCCACTCGGTAAAGTGAGTAATCGACCCTCAGGTGGTAGTGGAGGCGGTGACATTCCATCAGGAGGATGTGGCAACCCATCAGAGGGAATTCCAACGCCTAACGGTTTCTTATTTATTAAAGGATATGAGGGGTTAGCACAATACGCTTATAATATTGGTGACGGTGTGATGACCATCGGATATGGATGTACAGACGCTTATGATGGCGATAATTATGTGACGTTAAAAGCGAACGAACCCGTGAGTGATGAATTAGCGTCTGAGATTATGGCTCAAAGTTTAGTTTCTAACTACGGAGTCCCTCTTAAAAATAGTTTGGCGAATGACGGAATTGCCGTGACATCAAATGAGTTTGACGCCATTTTATCGTTCGTTTATAACGCCGGTCTAGGAAGCTGGAATAACTCACCTATGCGAACAGCTTTAATGAACGGAGATAAAGAAACCGCCTATAATAGTTGGTTGACAACTAACATTCTACCTGGCACTCAGTTTGAAGACGGGCTACGGGCAAGACGTCAGGCAGAGGCGAACATTTTTAAAAGTAGTCAGTATGAGTTAAGAACCATTGTGATTTACGGTCAAGGAGGAAGTGTGGTTGGTAGTTTAGACGCAACTAATTCTCACGTTCCATCTTTAATCACGAATGAGTGTCAATCGGGAGGTACGATTACTTCTCATGACTGTATCGACGGAAAAGGAAATAAATGGTTATTCCCTGTTGGTGGTCGTATTTCATCAACTTTTCCCAACTACCCTGATGGAACGTATCATGGAGCGGTTGACATTGCAGGAAATAACTTACAACCGATTTATCCTCCTGAAGATGGTTTCACCGTTTATCGGTCCGGATGGAATACCGGTGGTTATGGTAATCTTTGTATTTTGTATCATGCTAAAACGCAGACTTACCACTATTTGGCTCACCAAAACGAACTCCCACTAGTGAGTGAAGGGCAAACGGTGAACCACACGGATTGCATTGGCTACGTCGGAACAACAGGTAACTCAACAGGACCTCACTTACACTGGGAGATTAGAGATAGTGATATATCAACAAAAATTAACCCGTGTGCCACTCCTACGCTATCGGTAGGAATGACGATTACACGTGGACAGGGAGGATATTAAAAGGATGAACCCGACGCTTACGAGTGACGTAAGGTTTCAAAGAAAGGTAAATAAGTGTCGTCAGACACGTTTTATCCTTTCGGAAACTTTACCGGCACGAGTGGAGGGTGAATCTAGATTGTTTTCAAACTAATTTCAAAAGAAAGGATTTGATTAATATGCCAGGAGTGAATGATTGGTATGGGAATCCTAGTCTATCAAAACAGGGAATCTTATCAGGCGATTTATCCATGTATGCCATTGGTCGAGATAACTTAATGAAACTCAATGTGACCTATGGATCAGACGGTCGACCGAATCAGGAATATATGTTTGTTCCACAAACATCAGAAGTCATCAGTTGCTACTTCTTTCCTTATTTAGATTATTCTCATATTGTTCAAGTTGAGGTTGACTATGATGAAGACACGTTCCCATTATGTGCGAATAAAACCGAACAACAAAGCTACACCATGAATCGTATCATTGGTTTTGGGGAAGACGGAATTGTTGACGTTGGGGAGTTTAGCAAATATCCGGTCTCAGGAACGACCATTGGTGGAGCGTATAATTGGAGAAATGAAGGGAAGTTGTGGCTCCCTCCTTTTACTCAAATCGTTTGTCATGATGGATTTAGTGAACCTTTCGGGGTGAACCCGTTATTAATTAGCGATAGTAACACAACCTTTAAAATCTGTTGTCGTCAATCGTTGAACCATTTAGGTTTATACACCCTCTACATTGATGGTTATAAAGGGTTATCACAGGGGAAATTGTTTGGCTCAACAACCGGTGGGAACTCTTTACCCGTGATTTCTAGTTCTTACACCGATTACATGAATCAGAATCGTTACCAATTAAAAAATGACCGCATGAAGACGGTCACTGATGGATTGATTAATCTATTTACAGGGAATCTGATGGGAGTTGGTCAGAGTTTATTTGACTATGGGGACACCTATCAAGGAGAGATTAGCGCCATGAATAGTGGTTATAGTTTATCGGCAAGTGGTTCGGACAGCATCTTAGATCTATCCTTTGTGACGGGGATGACCGCTTACTATCAACAACCTCTTGAAGATTATATGAACAATATCGGTTCATTCTTCCACTTGTATGGTTATGCACAAAACCGCATGATGACCCCACCGATTACAGGGAGAAAATATTGGAACTACGTTAAAACACAAGATGTAAGACTGAACATTCCAAATTGCCCGAAAGAACATTTAAATGTGATGAAATCGATTTTCGATAACGGAGTCACCGTGTGGCATTTAGAGAATGCAGAAATGTATACGAAGTTGGATTATGACAATGTAGAAATTTAAAAGCGGACTATTTAGCCCGCTTTTCTTACTTATCAGATGAATAAATGAGTTGTCCATTTTCATATTCTACGATTCCAAAATCAGATTGTAAGACAAAGTTTTTAAGACCACCTTCAATAAATAATTCACCCTCAGCTTTCATGTCATCATAGGATTGCCAGGTTGAATCATAGCAGACCACGTAGTCCATGTTTTGATGCGTTTGACACGTTCTTGTTTCATCCACTTGATTTTCACATCCAAAGCAAACCATTAATAACATCACCAAACTAATTGCAAAGTAAATCACGCTTAATTTTCTAGTATCTTTCATAAAGAACATCTCCTTTAATTTAATTTATCTTACTTATACTGTATTATATGTTAAAATAAACAAAAATAAACCACTTTTAAGGCACTTTTTTAACTTTTTTCATTAATATAAATTGAAAGGTATATCCTTTCATTATATTCAATTTAGAAAGGAAGTGAATAAAGTGGGGAGAAAACGAAAACCAGTCATTAATGAGAATATTGAAATGGAAACCATCCGATTGAGCAAACATTATCAGATGTTAGCCTTAAACCGATATAGATGGGAAAACTTACCGAATGGTATTGAATCCCGTTATATTGAACAAATGCTCTATGATAATGGGGAGTGTGCCTTATTTGACCATCCTGACTTAGGATTGACCGTCTTACGCTCTTCAAGTCGTGAGAACTTGAATATCTATGGGGAGCCAACGAAACTGACTCTCACAGGATTTAACGAACACCGTACCGTCATGATGGATGAATGTGTGCGCATTTTAAACAATGACTTAGCTTTACCAACTCAACAGAATATCCTATACTACGCAAGACGCATGGCAGAAATTGATGACATTATCATGCAAAACTTACGTCAGCAGCGCGTACCCTACCTTTTCGCAACGGATGAAAATAATTCATTTAGTATGAAATCTTTATACGATAGAATCTATCAAGGAGAACCGGCTATCTTTGTGGACAAGGAGATGTTAAATGGTCAACCTGAAAACATCATGGTGATACCAACAACCGCTCCTTATTTAGTTGATAAACTACAAATCCAAAAACAAGAGATGGAAAGAGAACTCTTAACATTCTTAGGGATTAATAATACCCTTGAAAAGAAAGAGCGATTACTTGAAGATGAAACGAACTCTAATAATCAGTTCATTAAAATGTCAAGCGATATCGGATTTAAACAACGACAACTCGCTTGTGAACAGATGAATCAAATGTTTGATCTAAATGTTCGAGTGGTTGAAACCCAGGATGAATTTGAAAGTGAGGTGGTTGAAGATGGCAAACTATACGATGACGATAGGGGAAATGATGACGAATGACCTCTGTAAAAATATTTTTCCAAAAGATTATCCATTCTATATTGACGATGAAACACTTAGAAAAGCATTTGAAGAAAAATTTATCGCACATTATTATTACAGAGAAATAGGGTATGAAACACCTTTTATGTTTATACAACGTTTAGAGTCTTTCTTAAACCTCAGAATGCCTTACTACGCCAAACTTTATGAAACCGAGTTAGAGGCTAAAAAGATTAATTTTATGCTAAATAAAGACTTACAAGAAACGTTCATCCGTGAGTTGTCTAATGAAAATAATCTATCAGGAGAAACATCCTCTAATCAATCAGGAACCGGACAAGCAACCACTCAACAATCAACAGATAGTAATAACAATCATAAAGAGTCTGCGTTATCTGACGGGGTAAGTGCAGCGTCATTAAGTGATGGATATTTGACTGGCGTATCACAAGATAATGGGACAGCCACAACAGACGCAACTACCAACACAACAGACACCATAAACGCAACGTCTTCGTCATCTCAGACAACACTAGGAAAACAAACTGAGAAAACGGAACTGATTTCACAAGGGAACATTGGTGTCACTAGCTCGGCTCAGTTGCTCAAAGAGTGGAGAGAGGTTATTCTAAATATTGATGAACTTATCATCAAAGATTGTTCAAAATTATTTATGAGTCTATATTAGAAAGGAGTTTTAAAATGAATAGTGAATTAATCAAAGCGGTAACTCAAATCGGGATTATTACCGCAGATGATGTGAAACGATTAACCGCAACTGAATTACTCGTTGTTCTCATTGAAAAGCTAAATGAAATGGTTCTTCACATCAACGACTTAGATGTTGTGAATGATTTATTTGAAAAGGGAGTCTATGACGAATGTGTTGCTATTTTAAATGAAATGGCATTAGACGGTCGTTTACAAGCTTTGGTAGAGGAAGCTATAACTGGAAATATTATTGTTGTTCCATCCATGACTGTTGCTCAGATTAACGATAAAATCAAAAACGGAGGAACGATTTTAATTAAATCCGGAGATTACTATTTAACGTCAAGCGAAAGCATTGAAGTCAAAGACAACTCTCATGTTATCTTTGAAGATGGGGCTGTTCTTAGACAGCAGACGGTTAATGCAACTCATTATGAAATGATTGACCTACGTCACGTTAAAAATATCACTCTTGAAAGACCAGTCTGTATTGGAGAACGCCCCTTACATGAGGGAACAGATGGGGAGTGGGGACATGGAATTGCTGTTCATGATTGTAAAAATGTGACTATTCTTGACGCTCGAGTTGAAGAAACATGGGGCGATGGGATCTATATTGGCTTGCCTTACAATGAATCTTATCAGTATAAAAACGACAATATAAAAATTATCCGGCCTATCATTAAACATTGTAGTCGTAACGGAATTAGTGTCACTTCCTCATTAGATGTTTTAATTGATAGTCCATATATCTATAAAGTTGACCGAACAGCTCCGCAATCGGGGATTGATATTGAGCCTGAATATTCAAGTCCATCAGGAGTATTCTTAGGCCGTGTAAGATTAACAGGGCAAGCGATTATTGATGATTGTAATTATGGTGTGGTGGCACACTTAGGTGAATTGGTTGATTCTGATGTCGATATCGTGATTGAGCAATTAGAAGTTATTCACGCCATGGGAGGACTCCACATTAACTCATGGAATGAAACAAATAAAGGGGTTATCTCTGTTGAGGAATTAATCTGTAAACATCCACATTATAGTCAGTTATACATTCATAACAAAGGATTAAATTTACCTTTACGTATTAATCAGATGGTTGTTTTAGATAGAGCAGATGGTATTGAAGCCGGTACAAACGGCGAATATGGCTCTGCGGTGTGGCTTAAAAAGGATAATGAGATATCTTACGAAGTCGGTGGCGTTGTCATTAATCACCTAGAAATAGGAGCAGGTTATGGGGTTGAAGTCTATGCTCAAGGGGAATGTAAAGACGTTCGCATTAAAGACTTAATCATTCCACCATTTAATAGCTATCATAATCCTGTCAATACATGGGATGGAGATATTATCATTGATAAAATGCCAGTACGTGATGTTACTTATGGAACACCTAACTATTTAAAAAGTGATACATATTGTCATGAAATGGTTTATAGTAAAGATATAGTCATGGACCAAAATTACACTCTAACTATCGGTTCAAAACTTCCTGATGGGGATTATACCATTAGAACGTTAGCTGATAATCAAGAAACATATTTTATCCAAATTAATCTTGAATCAGGATTAACACCAATTGGATTTAGTAACAATATTCAATTAGGAACAAAAACAGGTTATGTTATTCTTAGAAAACAAGGGGATACACTCATTTTACTTGAAGCGTATAAGACAACGGGGGTGAACTAAGATGAATGAGTTGATTGAATTAGTTCCGACGTTAGGTTTTCCAATTGTTTGTTGTGTCGCTATTGGAGTTTGTTTCTATCGAATATTAATGATGGTCTTAGCTGACAGTAAAGAGCGTGAAGTTAATTTAATGAATCTAACACGTGAAATATCGTCTAAAATCGCAGAGTTAGGACAAATTGTTGATAAAAATACAGAGGCTATTAGTGTACTAAATGAAAAAATTGAAAAACTATCTGATAGAGGGGAGAATGAAAAATGACGTTAAAATATGAATCTGAACTTTTATATGATTTAATGAAACGCGACGGGGATGATACCCCGTCAGACGTTTTGACTTATGAGTCAGAGTTGAAAGAAAAATATCTCAATCAGGTAGTAGGCGCTTATCCGAAACTCCAGGACTACCGACCTGAATGGTTAAATTATAATCTCTATCACCATATACCATCTGAATTCCCACTTGAAACTATAACAGATGTAACAGAAGCAAGTTTTCAAAATGTTGTTCCTTATGCATATGGAAAGGCAATGTTAAAAGGTTATACAAAATATCGTGATATTGATACAGGAGAAGTTTTAGATGATTTTGAAGACGGTAGAAATCTTGAATTAGTATCGGTTAAAATGCCTGTTTTAACAACAACGAATGAGGATGGTACTAAAACAAACATTTTAACGGTAAAAGAAGATGTGACCTTACGTGGTGTTGGTGAGGTGCGAGATACATTGGATTGTTTGACTGGGGAATTGACTCAACGTATTGGTGAGGTTGTATTAGATGGTAGCGAAAAATGGACGAATTTTAGAGATGAAACTGATACGACATGGAGGACAAGTTTCTCGATTACAGGTGTAAAACCATCAAGTGAATGCATCTGTGACAAGTTTGTTTATAGCACAGGCGCAACGGAAGAAAGGGTTAAAATCTATATTACATCATCACCAAACCTATCTATCACGGTATTAAAGTCAGAGTTTCCAAACTTAGCTAGTTTTAAATCGTGGTTATTAGTAAATAAACCAGTTGTTCACTGCCAACTCGCTACACCTATCATTAAAACAGTTGTCTTATCATGTATCAACGAACAAGGTAACCCAGTAAACTTTATGCCAATTGAGGGAACGATGAGCGTGAACACATCCTCTCAAACTATCTCACCTCTACTCGATATGAGTGTTCCTGTTGAAGCAACGACACAAAACTTGAATTCTTTTGCTAATATGAGGGAGGAATAATCAATGAACAACTTCTACGAGTTGGGAAACCTACTAGGGAGAAATAAAATCATGAATATTGTCATTGGGCAGAGGGGTTGCGGTAAAACGTTCCAAGCTAAAAAGTGGGCGATTAAAAAATTCATTGAAACGGGAAAAGAGTTTATATGGGTGAGACGCTACAAAACGGAAATGAAATCTTTACAATCGTTCTTTGATGACATTGTGAGTGAGGGTTATTTTGACTCTCACTCCCTTGAAGTCAAAGGAAAGAAAGCGTATATTGACGGACAAGTTGCTGGTCATTTTGTGGCTCTATCTGTATCGTCTAATCAAAAATCAGTCCCTTATCCAAACGTGGATAAAATTATCTTTGATGAATTTATGATTGAAAAAGGGAATATCCGTTATCTACCAAATGAGGTGGAGACGTTCCTCGCGTTCTTTGATACCGTCGTTCGTAACCGTAGCGATTGCCGAGCCTTATTGATTGGAAATAACATGAGTGTGGTCAACCCTTATTTTGATTACTTTAAAATTACCATCCCACATGGAACGACGTTTTGGTGTAATGAGACGATAGCCATTGAATACACCATGAATGAGGCGTTTGCTAACAAGCGTCTAGAAACCCCGTTCGGACAACTCATTAAGGGAACCAATTATGGGGATTTCTCACTCGACAATAAATCGTTAAGGGATAATATGAATTTCATCGAAACCAAATCAAATACCGCTCGTTTTAAATATAACTTCCAATATGAGGATAAATACTTTGGGGTATGGTTTGACCTGAGAAACGGGAAAATTTATATTACCTCACAGTATGATGCGTACGGAAGAACGTACACGCTAACCACAAATACTCATGAACCCAACAAACTTTATATTAAGGAAATGAAACAAATCCAACAGATTAAGAAAATCAAAACCGCCTGGGGAGTGGGAGCCTTATACTTTGAAAACCAACAGATTAAAGCCTCATTCTTTGAACTGGTTTATCCTTTATTATGACAAAATAAAAACCCCGGTGGCGAGTCCGGGGCTTAATATGTGAATGGAACTAAGAGGGATAATATGATAAGGAAATCAAATTAAATTAACATTAAAGGAGAACATTTTTCTTATTCTATAACGCAGGTATGTATGTATAATAAAGATATGTAAACCAGTAAGCGTGGTCCACATGACCAATTCGCTTACATTTTCATTTTATTCTTTCTTCACTTTTTGTGCTAGTTTTTCGTATGATTTATTTAAAAGATGGTTAAAATATAGATAGTTGTCAAACAAGTCTTCCTCATCAGAGGAATATTTGTGGAGCATGTGAGTGAGATACTTTTCGATAGCTTTACCCTCATTAATTCGGATCATCAGAATCAAGTCCTTTCATAACGCCATAAGTTTTTAAGGTGTAAAATTGTTGTTCGACTAGTTCATAAAGTTCTTTCATATCCTGATAAAAATAATAATTTTCCATTGCTAGTCGTTCGTGTTTCGTTTTTAAAATGACACTTTCTAACTGAGTTGTTTCTACATAATCAACCACGTCTTCTAATAGGCTAAAACTTTTATTCAAATCCTGGAGAAAGTTGTAATGGTAAGCTAGTGTATGTTCTAATAACTCACACTTATGGTTATACATTACTTCATTGTATAAATCAGTTGCTACTAGATAGTGGTCAAAATATTCTTGTCTACCTTTTTTCATTGCTTTCTTTTTAATGCAAGTTAAGGTCTCGCTCATAATAACACATCCCTTTCTTCTAGATATTTAATAAACTTGTCACGACCTTTAGTGATACGGGTGTAGACGGTACGTTTGGAGTAATTATATTTAATTAAAATATCGTCTACTTTCATTCCGTTAATCTTATCAATAAACATCAAACCATCTTTGTCTGCTATTTTCTCAAACTCACACATAAACTCATAAATGCGTTCACGGTGTGTATAACCAAATTCGTTTTTATCTTCTAGTACTTCCTCAAAGCGATTACCCTCATCATCCAGGTGATTAATATCTAGATGAATCTCATGTTGACGCTTTTTAGCATTAGAGTCACGATATTCTAGGTTGAAGACTTGATACATCACATTAGACGCATGAGTCAAGAAAGAAGCTCCACGTGTTTCATCGTAGCTATTGTAGGCTTTCCATAATCCGAATAAAGCGAGGTTGTAGCGTTCGTCATTATCTAGTTTTAAGTTCTTATATTTGTTTACCATTTTCCAGCATAATTTATCATATTGTTTTTGACATTCTTCCCAGGTCATCTCATTCACCGTCCCATAAACATAAGTATCTAACATCGCAATAAGTAACATAATCACCAAACTTCAATAAACAATCGTAGGAATAACCTGGCTCGTTGATGATGGTAAAACACGTTCCAACATATTCTATTTCAAAAGAGGTTAAAATCATGTTTTTGAGTTCACCATCCATTAAGTCACCATCCGCATTGAAGTAGGGGTCGAAACCGAGTGACTTCAACTCTTTATTCCACATCACACGAACTTTATCACCTTTTCGGAAGAAATGGTCTTTATAAGTAATTAGAGGTTTATCGTGATTTTTCATCATTCCCACCACGCTTTCCAACTGAGCCATATTAAGAACAAATAGAACAACCAATTATCCCAAAAGTTCATGTTATTTCACCTCTTTATCAAAATCAACTAAAATTTGAATCAAAGCTTGAACTTTCCATTTATCCAACTCGACTTCTTTTCCATCAATCGTAAAACGAACACCGTTTTCGCTAGTATAAACCAACATGGTATTATCTAAATCTTTTGAAAACATAAGGTGTAATCTGCCCATCATTAACCTCTCCTTTATTTATCTAATAGATTAACCAACTCGTCAAAATCACAATCTAACTCTAACTCTGTTCCATCAGGCATGGTCACACGAGTGTGAAACATCCCACGGTTGATTTCAATATAATCACCGTTTTTTGTTTTGATGTACTCTGTATTTCCAATTAAACCCATGTCTCTCACTTCCTTTCACTATAATATATGATTTAGAAATCTAAATGAGACCATTTTGTAATAAAATCTTTTTAATTTTCGCAACCCGTTGAGAAATCGCCTGGTGAGAACATCCTAAATCTTTTCCGATCTCTCTTTGATCGTATCCGAGCATGAGTTGATTAAAAATGTATAAGTTACGACTATCAAGGCAGTGACGCATTTTCTCAATCCATAGATTATAGTCAAAATCGACGTCATGGCGTACCCATTGATTATCGTCTTTGTTGAGTTTACTATCATCAGGTAGAGTGGTTAGCATATCTTCAATATGAATCGATTGTTTCATGTTACGTTTTTGAGCATACATGGCGTTGACAAACTTGTAAATCTCGTTAAAAACTAACTGGTATTGATAAGTTGAGTATTTTCTCCCTCTTTCCTCGTCATATGTGTTTCGAGCCATCCAGGTGGCATAGTAACCGAGGTCCCACATATCATCTAGATAGCTTCTATCGACGTATCCAAATCGGGTTTTGATGACCAACCCGATATTAGAGCGTTCATGTTCGGTAAAATATGTTTCTAGTTGGTCTTTCATGGTATCATCTCCTTTAAATCCAATTTAAGTTTTTATAATGATTATTTGATAAATCCCCGTCTAGATGAATAACACTATACTCATATTTAGACTTTGGCAAGAAAGCCTTTGCTACTAACCGGTGAACATAGAATTGTTTAGTACATCCATTATATGATAATCTTACTGTCTTTCTTCCCTTTTTATCTGATAATTTTAATTCTTTCATTCCTTTTTTAATATTTAACACTCGACCATGTGAAGTGATAAGATAATTAGGATACCCTGGAATAGGAATATAAATTTCTAAATCTTTCATATGAACCTCTCCTTTGAATATAATTTAATCAGTGTCCGAATACAGTGTCCGTTAATTATAAGCCAACGGTCCGAAAGCTATGAGTGAGATTATTCGTTGTTCACGTTAATTCTTGAGGCAACGTGTCAAATCCTCTTTACATTATAATATATGCTTGAAGTAGTTAGATGATGACACTTTTTATTATTTTATTTTCTTTGTGTT